TTCAGACAAGATATGATAATCATAATCTGCAGTATTAAAGTTACCAGAACTACCAGATGTCGTTTGATTAAGTTGACCATTAGTTAACTTTAGTCCATAAAACTTTGGTTTGGCAACAGAACTAACAAACTGGTAACCACTTTCATCACTCTTAACTTCTAAGAACTGTCCTCCAAAACCAGTTAAACTACTTGGTAAATTTGAAGCACCAAAGTTTGTGTTAATATTTTGTTGAATAGTTTGTATATCTGCTTTAATTTGCAGAGTATCTGCCTCTGCTTGTTCAGCAGCCGTTTGTGCAGCTTCGGCAGCAGTCTTTGCTGTCTCTGCTCCAGTCTTAGCTGTGTTTGCTCCAGTTTCAGCAGTTTCTGCATTTGTTTCAGCAGCTTGAGCAGCAGTTGCTGCAGCTTGAGCCGTAGATACTTCTGTTGTTACAATTGCACTAACCGATGCTTTAGTTGCTGCATCTTGTGGGTTTACTGGGTCAGCAAGGTTTGCAAGTCTTGCTCCACCCCCCTCCCAGTTGTTCTGAGAGTTTTTGATAATAGATGAGTTAGCCTTATCAACAGCTTCTTGAGCAATAAAGAAGATTTGGTCTGCAGAATTATCAAGGTCTGACTCTGAGAGAACAGAACCATCTTGGAAATCAACAACTCGACTTGCGTTAGGGGTTTGTCTCTCAATTCTTATGGCTGTTCCGTTGGGTGGATGAGATACAAAATCAATTGTATTTGCATCTGTAAAATCCCAATCAGCAGGTCTAGTCTTTTCTACACCACCTACAAAGACTTTAATATCGCTTTGGTTTAGATAACTAAAGTTAAACGATATATCTTGTGCAGGGTCACCATTAGATGTGATTTCTTTGATTGATAATAATGTCATATTGCTCCTTACCTATTTGACTCTAAAAATTGTTCTAGATAATTTATTCCAGTAGCTTTACTTCTTTTTGAAAGGAATATCTTCTCTCTTAGTGATGGATGTGTTTTCATTAATTCTGCTCTAGCAGCACTTCTATATTTAGAAAAAATGTCAGATATCATTTTTATTTCTGGTGATGCAAACATTCCGTCATAAATTCTATCTGGGTCATCTTTCCTATACATAGAACTATCCATTGCTCTTTTTACAGTTTGAAGTAATGTTTTTCCATCAATTTTTATTGTACCCATAAATCTATTAAAATCAGAAAATTCTTGAGTAGTTAATTCGACTTTATTTATTTTCTTTGGAACTCCTTGAAACCCATAATTTAAATCAAGTAGTTCTGTTGCTATTTCATCTGAAAAATTATCTGGTTTTATTGGAAAGCCAGTTGACATAGGGTCGTAGTTTAATAAAGGTTCACCAGTTAACCAATTGTATTTTGCAGGTAATTCTTCATTTAATTTAGGAAGTCTTCTACGAACTTTATCACTTAAACCAATAGCTTCTCTTAAAGGTGCATAGTCACTTTCAGAAAAACCATATTCATTATAACTACTACTAAAGAACATTTCAGTTAATTGTTGTGGTGCAGCAGGAATAAAAGATGCAACTGTATTTTCTCCAAAGGCTCTCAAGTCTGTAATTCTATCTGGGTTTGATTCAGAGATAGCACTAAGTAGATTTGTTATACCTTGAAAGTATGCCTTATCTTGTAACACAGTAGACATACCATATATTGTAGCAACTATAGCATTTTCTGATGCATCAAAATCTTGAGCCTCTGCTAAGTTTGCCATTGCTCCTACTGGCATAAATAAAGGGTCAAGTCTATTGTAGCCAATCCAGTTACCACCTACTTTTATTGAGTAAGGCTGATTACCTGCCATTCTCCATAATCTATTTTGTTGTGGGTCTGGTGGTCCACCTCCAGTTACTCTTCCCTCTGATATAAGAGAAAAGATACCAAATCCAATTGCTGATGAAGTAGTCAATCTACCAATAGCTAAAGCTTTTTGCTCTGGTGTACCATTAACTATATCATTTCTCATTCTTTTACTTAATAAAGCTAGAGGTCCACTTCTTTGGGCTGCTCTAATAATTAAGTTACTTGGTGTTCTAACAAAAGGTAAGAACAATTGTAATGCAGGTGTTTGATTAGCTAGTCGTTGTATATTTTTAAATAAAGCTATTTCTAAATCTTCAGTAAAAGTAATTTGTCTAGCATACTGCAAAGCTTCTTTGTTTGTAGCCATTCCGTTTGAGTCAAATGCATCATCTACTTTTTTTAATGCATATTTTTTTAAAGCTTCGCCTTTTTGACCCATTTCTAAGCCCTCAAGGTAACCATCTGAAAATATCTTAGCACGATAATTAATCTGCTTAATAAATTCATCCTCAGAACCTAATAGTCTTAGTGACCCTCTGGTTGTTTTTCCAATACTGTCCACAAATGAGCCTAGCTTACCTTTTGACATATTTAGATATTCAGAGGTAAGTTTGTTAATATCTTGATGTTCAAGCTGTCTGTTTAAAGGGTCAAGAATATTTCTCTCATTCTTAAAAGCTTGTTTAGCAAAGTATAAAGCTTGTTTTCTAGCTAAAGTTACTCCCATATAATGTGCTTTGATTTGATTTGTTAATTGCTTATATTCAGCAGCATCTATTTGTCCAGTCACTCTTGCAAATATTGCTCCTACTCTTTTTTCCAAAGGAACAAACCCAGTCTCAACAAGACCAGACAAAGTATTAGTTATATGTGTTTTTAAGTTGAACAGAATCATACTTCTAAATAACTCTGACAATACTGCTTGGCTTTTATGTAGACCACTAGGTTCTAGTAGTTTCATATTTTTACCAAAGTCTCTCATATTAGAAGATGAGTTAGCTAAAGCAAACTTAAATTTCTTTAATGCCTCTTTTCCTCCTAACGCATCTTCAGCAGCTTTAAATCCAGTAATTATAGAATCTGTATCCATAATTTTTTCTCTCTGCATTCTTAATGCTCTACCAATAGGGGCTTGTATCATTTTAGATGCAGCAAGATATTTTTGTAAAGCTTCAGTCTCTTCAATAAACTTTCTTTCTAATAATAATTTTTCATTAGCATCTTTTGCAGCAGAGTCAGCTTTAGCAATATTTTTTAAAGTATTTAATTGGTTTGCAACTTTTGATTGTATGCCAATAAGAGCAGACTGTGCTTGTTCAATTCCTTTTCCATAAGTATATGCAATCTTTTCCCAGTCCTTTGCTTTAGTTCCAGTCATATCTTGTAAGAACTTAGCAGACTCTTGAAAAGCCTCTTCTATACTTTGTTTATTTTTTATACCTTTTAATGTAGGTGCTAAAGTTTTTATAGACTCATTAATTACATTAACCATTTCATCAGATGCATCGTTTGCAAACCTTGAGTAATACTTATCGTCTTTTTTAATATGGTTAGTAAAATTCATTATATTTTTTTGAGAATTAAGAGCAAGTTTCAAAGACTGAGGGTCTTTTATAGATTTCTTTAAATTTTCTACTAACTGAGTATTTATAGCTTTTGGTGTTGCAACTTTTTTAATACCACTTGTTTTAGTATCTTTTACTTTTACTTTTGTAGTATTTCTAAGTTTTTCTGTATCTTTAACAACTTTATTTAATTTATCTAGTATTTCTTTTTTTGTAGTCTTGGTAGTATATTTAATACCTAATTCATCAGCAGATTTTTTTAACCAATCTCTATTCTTAGATTTTAGATAGTCTCTAGTTTGTATACCATCTTTAGCTGCTTGTTGCTCTACATTTTCAGTAAACAATTCTTTTGTATTTTTTAAATCTGTTTGCTTACCCTCTTCTTTTAACTTTTGTTCTTTTTCAGCAGCTTTAAATTTCTTTCCTTTTTCAGCAGTTTTTTTCTCTCTAGCTTTTACAGTTTTTTCTTGGTCTTTCTTTATAGCCTCATCAGTTACTGCATCTGGTTCAGTATCTTTACCTGCTCCTCTCCCTTTAATTTTTGTAGCAAGTTTTAGTACTCCCTCAAATATACCACCAAGAGCAATGTCTTCAAGAGCAGCTTTAAATCTATTTAGTGCTTGTCCATCTGTTGGGTCAGATGCTAACCATTCATTTACTGGATTTGCTAACGCAGGATTTTCTTGAATTATATCTGACAATCTTTTTGCATAAGGGTCGTGAGCAACACTAGCAGATACAGCAGATTTAAACATACTGCTACCTACTCTAGTATCTAAACCTTTCTCTACTGCTTTTGCAGCTTTGTTAATACCCTTACCAGTTACCTTACCTAGTTTTTGAACTGTTTCAAAGTCACTACCTTTTAATGGTTTAGTAGCACCAAAACCTCTAGCTGCTCTTGTTCCTGCTTTTGCAACCTTTAAAGCTACACC